ACATTACTTAACACATATACTTCTGAAGAAATAACTGAAGTTTTTAATATGTTTAAGAGTAAACCAATGTCAAGAGAAGAAAAAAAAGAACTACTTAATTTACTAAAAAAATAAATAATATGAGAATAAATATTTTAACAGAAAACGATAAGGTAGAACAAGTAAGAGAATCTTGGGTAAATAAAAATGTTATGAAAATACCTTGTTCATCAACAGGAGAAGAACCTGCAACTCATTGGTTTTGCACAATGGCGGGATCTGAGGAAAAAATGAATTCTATTTACGCTAAGAAAAACTTATCTATTATGGAATTAGAAATTGGCCCAAAAGAATTTCTTAATAAATGGAATCTGAAAATTATAAGATAGTAAAAAATTTCATCAGTGATGATGAGGTCAAACTAATTATTGATTGGGTAGATTCGTTAAATCCTGAAGACGGAGACCCGAATTACCACTTAAGTGAAATCTCAAAAACACTGAAGGGAAAATCTTGTATTATAGACATCTCAAATACCGAACTTACAAACTACATTACAAATTTTCAATCAGTTTCTAAAGTTTCAAAACAAGAGATACCACAAATTATCAAAACTATTTTTAAAAGGATATCCGAAGAAAATAATCTACCCCTTGATAATATCTTTATTCAGGCGGTTGATATGAAAAAAGGTGGTAGAATAAAACCCCACTATGATGCATCAATTGATGGTTACATAAACTATAAATGTAACATAAGTGTGTTATCAGAAGATTACAAAATTTTTATAGACGGTTCATCCCCCGTAATAGAACAAAAAGACCTATATTGTTTTGAGGCTTCTTTATACAAACATTGGACCGAAGAGTTTAACTCAAGAAGGGTGTTTTTAAGTTTTGGTTTTATAGTTCCATATAGTGTAGTTGGAAGAACGGAAAATGATCCACGAGTTAGATTAAGTCAACGGATATCAAAATATTTTCAAAAACTTAGTTGATATAAAACAAAACAAAAACTATATTTATTTACGAAGGTAAATGCCGACCTTATTCGGCAGCTAATACACCAAAAGTAAAAAATATATGATATCACAAGAAGAAATTAAAAGTTTCCTCGAAGGCAACGACCCTGAGGAACACATCGTAGCAATAGAATACGACTACGTGTCTGACCACATTTATAAAATCAAAGAAGTACCAGGAAAAGGAAAATCTATTGTTAGAGATAGTTTAATCGCATTTGCTTGGGTTGGTGACTTAAGGGGATTAAACTTTTATAAAGGGTCAAAGGCATTACAAAAAGAGGCAATGTCTAAATACGGTATTGTTATAGATAAATTAAGAACTGACGGAAATGAAAGATTAGAAAACGGTCTAACATTTATGGTTAAGTCAATGAAAGGGTATAGATCCTTAACTCAGTTTTTTCGTGATGGAGGTATTGATCCTTGGGCAGAAAACGTTAGAGATAGGTTTCTAATGTTACCTCCTGTAGAACAGTACCTTATCTCAAAAGAAAAAAGATTATTCAAAGGATTTGAAGAATACAACGACATTACCAGATTCGGATTTGACCTTGAGACGACCTCATTAGAACCAAAAGACGGTCGTATCTTTATGATTGGAATGAAAACTAATAAAGGATTCCTAAAAGTTATTGAATGTAAAGATGAAGATGATGAAAGAAGAGGTCTTGTTGAGTTCTTCAGAACAATAGATGAACTTAAACCGTCCATTATTTCTGGCTACAATTCAGCAAACTTTGACTGGTTTTGGATTTTTGAAAGGTGTAAGGCTTTAAATCTTGACATTAAAAAAATAGCAAAGTCTCTTAACCCAAAAAGAACAATATCCCAAAAGGAATCAATGTTAAAATTAGCAAATGAGGTTGAGAAATTTAATCAGGTTCAGTTGTGGGGTTATAATATAATTGATATTATTCACTCTGTTCGTAGAGCTCAAGCAATCAATTCAAATATTAAAGAGGCTGGTCTAAAGTACATTACCAAATTTATTGATGGTGAAGCTAAAGACCGTATATATATTGACCACACAAAGATTGGTCCTATGTATGCCGAAAAAGATGAGTATTGGTTAAACATTGAAAATGGTAAATATAAAAAAGTTGGTGTTGACTCTAAAGTTGATGAGGTTTGTTTTAGACGAGGAGACATTTATATAAAAACAACTGGGGACAACATAGTTGAACGTTATCTTGACGATGACCTTGAGGAAACTTTGATAGTGGATGACGAATTCAATCAAGGAACTTTCCTATTAGCGTCTTTAGTACCAACAACATATGAGAGGGTTTCAACAATGGGAACGGCAACTCTTTGGAAGATGGTAATGCTTGCTTGGTCATATAAACATGGGTTGGCTATTCCAGAGAAAAAAGAACGAAGAAACTTTGTTGGTGGTCTATCACGATTATTAAAAGTAGGATACTCTAAGGACGTTTTAAAACTCGATTACTCTTCACTATACCCATCCATTCAGTTAGTTCACGACGTGTTCCCTGAGTGTGATATAACAGGAGCAATGAAAGGATTGTTAACGTTTTTCCGTAATTCTCGTATTATGTATAAAAATTTAGCGTCCGAGTATAAAGGTGTTGATAAAAAGAAATCATTATCTTACGATAGAAAACAATTGCCAATTAAAATATTCATTAACGCATTCTTTGGTTCCTTATCGGCACCACAAGTATTTCCTTGGGGAGATATTGACATGGGAGAACAGATTACCTGTACTGGTAGACAATACCTTAGACAGATGTTAAAGTTCTTTGAGAAGAGGGGATATAGTCCTTTGGTTTGTGATACAGACGGTATGAACTTCTCATTACCTGATGGTGGTGTTGATGATAGAGTTTATATTGGTAAAGGAAAGAATTGGTTGGTTAAAGAAGGTAAAGAATATCGTGGGTATGATGCGGATGTTGCAGAGTTTAACGATATCTTTATGAGGGGTGAGATGGGTCTTGATTGTGATGGTACTTGGGATTCTTGTATTAACTTGGCTCGTAAGAACTACGCCACTATGGAACAAAACGGTAAAATTAAATTAACCGGTAATAGTATTAAATCCAAGAAGATGCCAAAGTATATTGAGAAGTTTTTGGATAAAGGGGTTAAACAATTACTGAATGGTGAGGGAAAAGATTTTATTGAATGGTATTATGAATATGTTCAAAAGATATTTGACTTAAGAGTTCCTTTGGCAGAGATTGCATCTAAAGCAAGGGTTAAGTTAAGTACTGATGACTACATTAAACGTAGTAAACAAACTACCAAGGCAGGTGCTTTAATGTCAAGACAAGCACATATGGAACTTATCATTAGAGACGGTATTCAATCAAATCTTGGTGATACAATCCTTTATGTAAATAATGGAACAAAGGCATCTCACGGAGACGTACAAAAAGTTAATCAACCAAAAAAAGGTTGGTCACAAGAACAAATTGATTTGTTTTTTTCGGATAGTTTAAAAAGTAATTTAGATTATAAACAGAAAGAAAAGTTTTTACTTAACAATGGTTGGGAAAAATCTTGGTCGGAAGATAACTGGGTACGTAGTGATGCTAAAAACAAGGAGGCAAATAACGGAATACCAACAGATTTCGCCTATCGACTTAGTAGTACCGATTCAGTTATCCAACTAAATTGTTACCGAATTGAACCATCTGATTTAGAAAACAATCCTGAAATGTTGGGTGAGTATAATATCCAAAGAGCAATTACAACTTTTAACAAACGAGTTGAACCATTATTGATTGTTTTTGATGATGAGGTTAGAGACACATTATTAGTTAAGGACCCTGAAGATAGAAGTTTCTATACAACAGACCAGTGTAAATTGATTAATGGTAAACCATTTAGTCCTGAAGACCAAGACGATATTTATGAGAACTTAATTAAAATGGAACAAGGTGAAGTTGATTTTTGGGAGTCAGTAGGTATTGACCCTAATTATATGTATGAGTTAGCGGAACCAGGTTGGGAAGAATTTATATGATTAGGTGAGTTTTATTCCGTCGGACGAAAGTATATACCAGTTACCCTGAACAAATTGAAACTGAACACATGACCCTTTTTCTAATAATAACTCGTCCCATTCATCATCAATTAGACCAACATCAGTTTTTATTAAAACTGAAGTTAAAGATTTAATTGTTATTTTATGGTTAACAATAGAATTTAAAGTTACTTCAGAATTGTCAACATTTTTTACTATTAGTAAAGTTTCGTTACCGGTTGTATAAATGGGATCACTTATAATTTTTTCAGCGATTGTCGGAATCTCAACAATAATTTCTGGTTGTGTTTGATATTTCACAACATTTTTTCTTGGTGTTATATTTTCTATTCTTATCATATTACATAAATTTGTCTTGGCATTGCTCTAAACTTAAGTTGTTTGTTTAAGTTTTCCGCTAAAAGAGCTTCTCTTTCCATAACCTTTTCAGGTTTTAACCTTGTTAGACGACCCTCAGCTCCTATAAGTTCATCAACTAATTTAGTTTTTTCATCTTTTGCCTCAGTCGCTAAAGACGCATAATCCATTGTTAAATCACCACCTTCACCGGTTTTTAAATTACCACTGAACTTACCTCTTACTCTTGCCAATGTTTCTTTACAATAAGCAATAAACCATCTCCTAATCCAAACTTGGGCTGGGTTATTTAAATCATTCCAACTAATTTTATCAAAAGGTACATCAGAAGGTAATTTAATAATATCTGGATTATCAGCTAAACATTTATCTCTATCTTCGTTATCATCATAATACCAATACCAAACACGACCTCTTGTTAAGGTTCCATTACCAAAATCAAATTTACCCCCTGGTGTATTCATTAAGTGAATTGCCTTTTTACCTCCAGGTAATGCGGTTACTCTGTATGTTAAATCACCGGCAATCATTCTTCTTTGTATGTTAATTTCTTGCATTCTAAGTAACATATCAAAAGCCGGCATCATAAAGTAACTACCTGCCATATTACCCATCTGTGCTAGACCACCACCTCCTCCAAGACCACCACCAGCACCTAAAGATCCAAAAGACCAAGGATCAAACATTGCGTTATTCAATGTTGTTGGAGTAAACCAAAGTAATTCGTTAAGTTCCCTACCTGCAGGAATTTCATATATTTGTTGGTTAGGTACTAATTGAATATAATCCTTTTTTAAAACCCAATCACCTCCGGCTTGTAAACCAACAATCTTAGAATAAGCGTATGTATATCTTGTTTCATAATCTAAACTTCTTGTTGTAAAAGCTTTAGTTAAAGATTGTGTATCAAGATTAAGGTTATTAAGTGCGGTCCATTGAGATTCAATCAACCAATCCTGCACGTATTGAGAATACTCGTCAATTGAAAATTCAAGTAAAGTATCCATTTGTTCGTCCTCAAGTTCAATACTTCTTAAAGGAGCCCCAAGTACGTGTTTAACTTTAGTATAAAGTTTACTTCTTTCTGGTTCACTAATAATTGCCATAGGTATTTTTAATATAAATATCTTAGTTTAATAAATAAGATAGTTTCTTTTCTAAACGAATAACTCTTTCTGTAATTTCTTCACTATCACCAAGTTTATCAATTAGTTCTTGGTAGTATTGAATCCTTTCTTTATAATAATCTATTTCGTTTTCTTTATTCCTTGCAAGTTTTGGTTTAACACCAATTTTTTCTGGTTCTTGGTCTACCTCAAATTCCATATTTGTGTGTATTGGATTTTCATAATAATACACAAAAAACTTAGGGAATGTTGATGGATTTGCCACAGTTTGTATTCTTGAGTAATCGTTTCTAAACATTATATATTTATCTTTAGGCCTATCAACGTAAAGAATAATATCAACATTAGATTCTTTATATTTATTGTGGTTATGCCAAGAAGGGACTTTATAATAATACCCTCTTTCAGACCCAATTTTTTTAATCAACGAATAATCAACTGGTTTAACTTGTACGAAATAAGAAGTTTTATCAATTATTACATCAAAATCTTGACCTAATTTTCTATCTCTAATATCTCCAGCACACCTTTCAATTATATTCCAGGAAATACCTTCATCATCAGGGTTTAATTTAAAGGTGTTTATTATAACCGTTTTTGCGTAACTTTCATTTTCTCTACCGGTTAAAATAGTGTTTTTATTTATATCAACCAACCTTTTAGTGTATTTACCGCTATTACCAACTAATTCATTTAGATTGTTTAGTATCCAAGTTTTAAAATCATCTAACCCATCAGTTTCCTCAACCCAAATTTTTCCAATCTCTTTATGAACAACACTATTTGTGTCAAATCTATTAATAATTGACCAATTGCCATTTCCACCATATTTCTTTTCAGAAAAATTACCACCAAGAATTCCACGTTCTGTGGTGCATTTTTTTGTTTCAATGATACCAACACACCCGGTTCTGTATTTCCCAACACCACATTCTGAGTAAGAAGAGTTAATTAACTTTTTGAAAGTTCTGGTAGCCAAAGGAAACACCTGTTTTGCTTCGTTTAATAATTTTTCATTATTTATTGATTCATTTAATTTTTTTGTCGTTGTGGTTTCAAGTAATTCATTTACAAATTCCCAGTTAATGTGATTCCAGAATTTTTTAATGTATTCGTCTCTTTTGTTTCTATATCTTAAATAATATGCGTGTTCCCACAAATCAAGACCTAATAATGGTTTTCCACCATCAATAACATTCATAAGTGGGTTATCTTGGTTTGAGGTTGATATTACTTTTAATTTATTTGATTTTGTCAGAACTATCCATGCCCATCCGGATCCAAATCTTTCTGTTGCAATCTTATTAAATTCGTCCTTTAATTTTTTTATATTCCCATATTGATTATTTATCCTTCTTAAAATCTCACCTTTTGGTAATTGTTTTTTTGGGGATAACATTTTCCAGAACAATGCGTGATTAAACGCCCCACCGGCATTATTTCTAACTTTAGTGTCGTACTTACTTATATTTTTAATAATATCTTCTAATTCCACCTCACCTTTTTTATTTGATAAAGCATCATTCAACTTTTTAACATACCCTTTATAATGTTTATTATAATGAATATCCATAGTTTCTGGGTCAACAAATTGATTCATTGCGGAATAAGAATAAGGTAATTTTTCAATACCTATCTTTTTCATCTCAGTTAAAAAATTATTTCTAATATTTAACTTTTCGGTTAAAAGAATGGATTCATTTAATAATTTTATTTTATTATTAATTCCTTCATACATCATTTCTTTTTCGTTCGGATTTGTCTTCTCAAATTTCTTTATAATTGACCCGGCTTCAGCATTTGCCTCATCCTCATTTTCACCACCAATATCTGGACCTCTTTCTTTTCCTTTTGTTAATCTTTGCCACTCATGAACCCACTCGTGTGCTAAGGTTCTTGAAACGTCTCTATTTAATCTACCTTTTGTTAGTATTTTTAATTCGGAATTACTTGTTCTACTTCCAGTTGTCATATCACCAAATCTTTCTCCGGTGAAAATAACTGTAATGTTGTTTTTTAATGGGTAATGTTTTTGTAAGAATTTCATAAATTTATTCATCAATTCTTTATCCTTCGTGTTCATATCACACTTAATATGTTTTACTTTAACTTCCATTATTGATAAATATCTTATAAAACAAAAAACCCCACTTTATGGTGGGGCTTATTTAATGTTATGTGTTTTTTAATATCTTCTTCTTCTCGATTCTTTAATATCGATGTTTGTACCACCATATCCTGGTAATGTCATACCACCAGTACCTGCCCCAAGACACCCCGCTGATTTTAATGCAAGATTTGCAACATATTGAGCCTTTTCAAAAAATGTCATTTTTTTAGTTTTAGCATCTATAACCCCCTTAGCCCCTTCAAGACAAGCTTCAATACCTTCCTTTGTTGGGGTTCCTGTTAATAAGTTTGCACATGGAGCAAGATTAAATAGGTCATTGTAATTTAAATCTGCTGCGGTTGCAACACAGTCTAAAACATCACCAGGATTTTTGTTTTCTCTAATAACTCTTCTAACGATTCTTGTTAAATCTGATTCGGTCAATCTTATAATTCTTTTCATAGTGTTTTTATTGATAAATATTAAAAAAATACGAAAAGTTATCTACCCCTATTAATTAAATCTAATATTTCCTCAACAACGTCTCCTGCATTGTCCGAAACCTCATCACCCATCACAGTTCCTATAACCTTTTTCTTTTTATTTAGGATGTCATATATTACACCTTCTATTGTGTTTTCAAATATTGGGTAATAAACAAGTACGTTATTTTTCTGTCCGTATCTATACGCTCTATCTTCCGCTTGTGCGTGTTCGGCAGGTACAAAAGATAAATCATTCATAATAACAACTTCAGCGGAAGTTAAAGTTAAACCAACCCCCGCAGCTTTTAAGTTACCAACAAAAACTTTAATTTTTTCATTGTCTTGAAACTGGTCAACCGCAAATTGTCTTTGGACTTTATTACAACTTCCATCAAGATAAACTGACTCCTTACCAAAGTGATTATGTATTAGTTGTAGTGTGTCCGTAAAGTTTGTAAAAATAATAACCTTTTTACCTTGTTCTATAATGTTTTCAACAAATTCAATAGTTTGTTTTACTTTTTCATTTGCAATCACCTTTCTAACTTTCATTAATTTTGAGAATTGAACAGTGAGTGACGACGATCCTTCTTTTTTATTATTCACCCACTCATAGTATTCACCCATAAGTTCTTTATACTCTTTTGAAGTGGTTCTTAAATAAACTGGTGTAATAATTTTATCCGGTAGATCTAACACATCTTCTTTTAATCTACGAAGAATTTGTTTGGATGTTCTGTCCCTTAACTCTTCCAGATTAGAGGCTCCGGTAACATTCCAAACTTTTCTATTCCCTGCTCTGAATTGGTAACCTTGACAATACCGGATAGCATAAGCCATCCAATTCTGGGCTACGGGACTTTCTATGATGGACAACAAATTATAGTAATTCATTGGGCGAGATGTCATTGGTGTTCCGGTAAGTAACCAAACTCGTTTTATCTGTTTTACAAAATTGTTGATTATTTTAGTTCTTTGTGCTTGTGCATTTGATATCATATGTGCTTCATCCAACACTACTAACTCAAAATTAGATTGTATAAATAAAGAATTATTATTATCCTTTATGTCGTGAAAGTTTTTTAATATATCGTAATTAACAATAACAAAATCAGCGTCAGTTGAATATTTTTTACCTTCAGCAATATAAACAGGTCTATCAGAATAGTTGGAAATCTCTCTTTCCCAGTTAATTTTTAAAGATGCTGGACAAACTATTAAAATCTTTTTTGCTCCGGTCTCAATAGCTGCAATAATGGTAGAAGTTGTTTTTCCTAACCCCATATCATCAGCAAGAATAAATCTTCTTGAACCAACTAATTTTTCAATAGCTTCTTTTTGATGAGATAATGGAGGCCTATGGTCATATTTTGAGTAATCAATTTCAACCTTATCTATTATATGTGTTTTTATTAATGATGATTTGGGAACCCAAAATTCAGATAGGACATCCCCCTCAAAGAATTTACCCCAAATATGATAGGACTTTTCTTTTTCAACCAGTAGTTTTTCAATATAAACTTTTTCAGGTGTTTTTAAAAGATATCGTTCTTCAGCAAACTTTTTTGCAAAATATGTATCTAAATCAACCCATTTACGAGCAACTTTTGGTTTTATATCAAAATAGGTTGTAATATATTCTGATTGTGATCTTGTTGGATAAAACTTTTTATTAGAGTTTTTTTTATCTTTTATATATAAAATATAGTTATTGGCACCAGAATAAGTGTCTAATAAATCCATGGCCTTATGTTCTATAAGTTGTTTACTTACTTCCAAAATTTTATTTTATATAAAAATAACAATAAAAAAGATATTTATCAATAAATACGTATTTTATGTCAAATAAAGTTCCTATTACTCGTTTGGGTAAATTTTTTGGAGATAATGATTTTAATTTAGAAATTGAAATGGGTCAAGAATGGTTAGTGGGTGATATGAACATCACTTGCATACTATACCGTGTTGATAGAAATAAAATTAAAACTGACGATGTTTATGGTGAAACATTAGAAGATGGGATTAAATTCTTACCTCCAATTGAGTTTAACGCATTTGTACAAATTGCTGCTCCAGAAAATAAGTTTCTTGGGTCAACTAAAATGGACCAAGTTGAACCTGGTAATATTACCATTTCAGTTTATAATAAAACATTGGAAGATTTAGGTGTTGAGATTTCTTTTGGTGATTATATTGGTTATTACGATACTGAAACTTTTGTTAGATATTATTCGGTTGTAAATGATGGTCGAGTAACTTCTGACTATAAACACACATACAAAGGTTATCGTCCGTTTTATAGAACAATAATTGCGGCCCCTGTCGGTCCTAACGAATTTAAAGGTTTATAATATGCCACTACCAAAAAAAATTAAAAAATATATTCCGTTAACCGAGAGTAAAACTCTTTTACCCAGAAGAAGAGAACTTCGTGATATGATAGAAGTTGATGGTACTTTTTTACCTAAAAGTTTATTACATGCCGATTTAGATAGGGGGTTTTTAGATTTTGTTAGAGATGAATTAAAATTAGTTGTTGAGGGAAAGTCAGTTCCTATGGTTGATATTTTAATAACAACACAAAACTGGGCTCAATTTGTTAATACCTGGGATTTTCAAAATATTGATAGTAATATTGAACCTCCATTTGTTACCGTAATTAGAACACCAGAAGTTAAATATGGTAATAATCCGGCTATTGTTTATAATATTCCTAATCGTAAATTATATTTTTATGCTAAGGTACCAACTTGGGACGGTAATAAAAATGGGTTTGATATCTATAAAATACCACAACCGGTTCCTGTTGACATTACATATACTGTAGCAATTATCTGTAATAGAATGAGGGAGTTAAATAAATTTAATCAAGTTGTTATTGAAAAGTTTTCATCTTTACAATCATACCAAACCATTAAAGGACATTATATTCCAATAAAAATGAATAGCATTACCGATGAGTCGGTTTTAGATTTAGAAAAAAGAAAATTCTACCTACAAAAGTATGAGTTTACAATGATGGGGTTTTTAATTGATGAGGACCAATTTGAGGTAAGTCCCGCAATAACAAGGTCATTCCAAATATTTGAGACGGAAAAACCATATAAAAAGAATAAAAGAAGGGGGTTAATTCCTCCTGAACCTACTGTTTTAGAGTTGATTTTCCCTGTTGGTCAAAATGAAATTGAAGAATTATTTAACTATACGTTGAATTTAGATCTTACAACGATTGAGAATGTGAGTGAGTTTCAAATTTATATAAACGGGGATTATTACGGTAATGGTCTAACCAACATACAAATTAATAGTAACGATACAGTTTTGTTTATTGTAACTAAACTTGATGCAACAAAAGAATCTAAAGTTGTTTATACCCAAAATCTAGTTTAATTTTCCCCATAGATATCTTTTTTTTCTTTACACCTCTCAATTATAAGATTTTCAAGGAATCTATACATTTTAATTCCACGTTTATCACAATACTTCTTTAGTATATCATGGGATTCTACAGAAATCTTTAAATTTTTAATCTTTTTAGTGTCTTTATCCATAGGTAGAAAAAAGGAAGAATAAAATCTTACCAAAATATAAATAGTTTCTTATATGTAAAGTTTTTACAAAAAACACTAATATTTATATTAAAAATAAATGATTAAACAATTTAAAGACAATGGCTACTAATAGTAAAGTTTTTGTATCCCCAGGGGTCTATACATCCGAAGTTGATTTGAGTTTTGTTGCTCAAAGCGTCGGTGTTACGACTTTAGGAATTGTTGGAGAAGCAATTAAAGGTCCTGCATTTGAACCTATTTTTGTAAGAAACTACGACGAATTTCAATCTTATTTCGGTGGAACAACACCTGAAAAATTTATAAACACGCAAATACCAAAATATGAGGCAGCATATATAGCAAAAGCGTATTTACAACAATCAAACCAATTATTTGTGACTAGAATCTTAGGATTGTCTGGTTATGATGCGGGACCATCTTGGTCTATCGTAACTAAAGCAAATTTAGATCCTTCAACATTAGATTATTCGTGTTTTAGTGGTGGAACTACACCTTCAGCTCCTTGTGATCCGATTTGTTTGGTTAGAAAGGAACTTCCAATTTCAGTTCGGTTCAGTGCTTGTACAAACACAGTTGGTCAAGTTACTTATTATAGTAACTTCCCAAGTCCAATCCAAAACATATTGACAACACAATATGAAGAATTTGATGGAGATTTATCTACATTACAAACACAAATAAACGGAATGGTTTCCGATGTTATTACAAGTAATAATGTTTATGCTGAAGATGAAACAATTAGATATTTTGGTTCTATACCACAATCAGATTATAATACATTAACGTCAGGTGGTTTTACCGCAGCAACAAACGTATTTGCAGTTGATAATGTTTCTTTTGAGGATTGTGACCCAGCGTCCCCTTATAATGATTCTTGGTTTTATGCGTTATTTACAAATAATGGTAACAGTTCGTATTCAGGATTTTCATTCTTTACAACTGTTTCTGGTTTAACATTACTTAACCCAGTTACAACAACAACAACACATTTTCCGGGCACAACCACAACAACAACAACAAATCCTTGTGTTACACCTACCCCTATTACCACAACAACAACAACGGTTCCTGCACCAGTTTACTGTTATTCAGGTACTGTAGTTGGTATGTTATATTACTATACGGGTACTTCATTTACAGAATACGATGATTTAATAGTTGTAACATTAAGGTCAAGAGGTAATTCACCATATAGTGATGGAACTAATCCGATTTATGAAATAACTGGAGTTACTGACGTTACTTATGATATGACTGGAGAATATTCAGGGGTTATTAAAAATCCATTCTTATCTTTTGGAATTAATGCAACTAACTATGAAGGGACTAACTTTAGTTTTGAAGTTTCTTTAAGCTCATCTGACGCACAAAATATCAATAAAGTATTTGGTAGAGGTAATTTTGAAAAACCAAGAACTCAAGTTCCTTTAATGGTTGAAGAGACTTACCAAACTTTATTAAATTATGCTTGGAGTAAAGGTTATATTAGAGGTTTAAGTGCCGAAGTAGTGTCTACAGAAGGAGCTCAAAGTAATGACTTTAGTTCAATTGGGTGGTATCTAGATAAATTCCAATCCCCAGCAACCCCTTGGGTTGTATCTGAACTAAGAGGTACTAAAGTTTATAATATGTTTAAATTTTATACAATCTCTGATGGTAATACCGCTAATACCGAAGTTAAAATTTCATTAGCTGACCTATCATTTAATAATGAAACATTTACTGTTTTAGTAAGAGATTATTTTGATACTGATTCAAATCCAGTTGTAATTGAGAAATTTACAAACTGTTCAATGAATCCTTCAGAAAATAACTTTATCGCTAAAAAAATTGGTACATTAGATGGTGAGTATACATTGAACTCTAAATATATTATGGTTGAAATGAATGAGGATGCTCCTATTGATTCAATCCCTTGTGGATTCCAAGGTTACGAATTTAGAGAGTATCCTGGAAGTAAATCTCCATTCCCAGTTTATAAAACTAAATATTTCTTACCTGGTGAAACAGTATTTAACCCACCATTTGGTTTAACTAGTGGAGGTGATGATGCTTATATCAGCCCAGGAGATAATGTTAGAAGAACATACTTAGGTTTAGGTTCTTATTGGGGTTATGATTCTGACTTCTTCCAATATAAAGGAAAAAGAAAACCTTTAAATTTATGTACGGATGAAGGATTTGAATGGTCATTTAAAACTAAAGGTTTCCATATGGACCAATTAGCTAGTGGTATTACAATATCATCAGGTTTTGCGTCAAGTGGAACACCAGCTTATGAAGTAGGAGTAACAACATTCTCTTCAGAACCTACAAATCCAGAGAATCCTTACTACAGATTAAACTCTAGAAAATTCACGGTAATGGCTTATGGTGGGTTTGACGGATGGGATATCTATAGAGAATTTAGAACAAATGCCGATAAATATACGTTAGGTAGAACTGGTTTCTTAAACGGAGCTTGTCCATCTTTAAGATTCCCTAATGGTAAAGGAAATGGATTGTTCAAACAAATTAGTATTGGAGACGGAACTACCGAATACGGTAATACTGACTATTACGCATACCTATTAGCTCAAAGAACATTTGCAA